CTTGAAAGAAGAACTTGATTCTCTGGCTGAGAACGATTCTGATAAGTTGGGCATTGTAAGAAAAGCATTTGGTGGAGGATATAAGAGTTTCTTCCCTACATCGAAGAAACGGAAGAAATCAACACCGAAACCAAAGAAAGAAGAAACTATACACAATTTTACACAACGAGAAGTGAAAGATTGTGAGTTTGAGAATCTGGAGAAGAAGCTATTAAAGAAACAATTAGGAGGTGACATAACGTATGGATAATTTAATTCCTGTTAACTACGATACAGAAGAACCAACAGTATCAGCAAGGGATTTACACGAAGCACTTGAGATTAATAAAAGATTCTCAGCTTGGTTTGAATCAAATTCACAAGGATTCGTAGAAAACGAAGATTTTACAAGCGTACTTACAGGTACGGTTGTAAACAATGGAGCACAACGCGAACTACAGGATTATAAAATGTCTGTAGATATGGCAAAACATATTTGTTTAATGTCCAGAACTGAAAAGGGAAAACAGATTAGACAGTACTTCCTTGACTTAGAAAAAGCCTGGAATACACCAGAACAGATCTTTGCGAGAGCATTAAAGATGGCTGATAGAACAATAGACAAATTAAAGACAGAGAAAGCTGCATTGATTGAAGACAATGAACGTATGAAACCTAAAGAAATCTTTGCTGATGCAGTAACGGCGAGTAAAGATTCTATTCTGATCGGAGATTTAGCAAAAATTCTTAAGCAAAAAGGAATTGATATTGGTCAAAACAGACTGTTTCAAAAACTCAGAAATAACGGATATTTAATCCAAAGAAGAGGTCCAAGTTGGAATATGCCAACACAAAAGAGCATGGAAATGGGATTGTTTGAAGTTGAAGAAAGAACGATCACAAATCCGGATGGAACGACAAAGATCAGAAAGACTACAAAGGTCACTGGTAAAGGGCAGCAGTATTTTATTAATAAGTTGCTTGCTGCAAGCTAAGAAAAAAATGAAGCATCCGGTTGATCACTGCCTGCAAGACACTATAAACCATGATTGTTGTTTAATAAAAAATCGTAGTATTAGTCGTGGTAGCTGTGGATTTAGGAGTGATCTTAAGTGACCAACAACAGCACAAAGGGATCATATGCAGGCAGTGATCAGCCGGAGAGCTAAATTATATACCACACGTAACTATTAACCGCATAAGAAACAGCCAGTATAAGCCATGAGCCTGCTGCCTAAGGCAGTGGGCAGAAAGGAGAATTGATGGCAGATTACAGCAAAGGATTTAAAAGACGTGTTGTGACACTGTGGATCAAGTATAACATGTCATCAAATGAGATCAGTAGATCATCCGGCATCGATCATAAGACACTGATGAAGTGGTATAAGCGTTTCTGCCCTGAGATAACAAAAAAGGGGGGCAAACGAGACAAAGTGCAAGGATTTAAGATGGCACTATATAGGCAATTGTGCCGGATACCATAAGTAAAGGAGTACGATCAGACAGTTTGGCTCTTTACCTGAGGGATTCTTCAAGTAACTGTTAACCAAGCAATCAATACCAAACATATTTTTTCAGGTTCTTTTAAATGTAATTTCTCAAATATTAGATTTAGTTTTTTACAATTTTCCAAATCAAAAAACGAAGAATCACAAGACTTTATAAGATCGGGCAAAAGATAACAGATCAGCGATCAGAGATAAAGGCGTTGTATCAGGTAAAGAACCAAGCTGTCTGAGAAAACGATATGAGATATAAAGAAAATTTCAAGAAAGAAATGGTCCGGCTGATCATCTCAACAGGGATAAGCTATAAGAAGCTGTCAGAGCTTACAACGATCAGCCAGCCGACATTGAAAAAATGGGATGATGAATACCGGCAGGAGTGCCTGGATGAGAAGAAGAGAGAAACTGAGAGACTAAAGAAGCAGGAAGAAGAGAGCATGAGATGCACAGCGTGGCACCAGTATGGATCCGGTGCAGGTCGGTTTGAGTAGAAGGAGATAAAAATGACAGAGCAAAAAGAACAAGAGATCGTAGATAGAATTGAAAAGAGAGTTTTAGAAAAACTCGAAAAGAGTGTATGTAAAGAAGATACACAGAAAGTATTACAAGAACCAAGAAATAAATGGTTTAAAGATGCAAATGGATTCGGAACAGATTCGTTAATGGCAAATGCATTGGGAAATTCATTCATAGCATGGAGTGCATGGGAGCAGATTCGGCGATTAACATGTGTTGCTTGCGGAAAGAAATATGTAAGGCAGCTTACAGAAGACGATCATGCAGAAGAGGTATGTGAGCAGATTTGCCAGACAATTTATGATATTGCAATGATGAGAAAGAAGGATGATCAGAATGGGGAAGCTTGATAAAGAACAAGAAGCCAGAATGGCAGGAATGGCATATGCGTTAGGCATTGCAGAAAAAAAGGGAATTGATGGATTAAGAAAAGAGCTTCAGATGCGAGGAGCATTGAGAGTTGGACTTCTGATCGACAACGACAGATTAGATAAAGCTTTTGAAATCCTAGCAACAACACTCTATGGAAACATCATGACAACAGCATTATCAGCACTGGCAGATAGCGAAGGCTTTGGAGAAAAGAGGCTTCGAAGATAAATCCATGTGCCTGGTATCTCTGGATCAGTACGCAGAACATTTTGTAACATTTGAAGACATGGCAATTGATTTAAAGAAACGTTATAACATCGACATGAATGCAGAAATGATTGCATCAAACCAGGAAGTGATCGATAAAGGGCGAAGAGTGTTACCGAATGTAATCAAGTTATTGGAGCATGAAAATCAGCACGAAGCAGCAGACGTATTAAGAGAGCATTTACATGAGGCGGTGGCAGTATGGTAAACAAGAAAGAATTTGAAGGCTACATCTGTGAGATCACAGGCAAGCCAATTAAGGACATGAAGCTGTGTCCGGACAAGCAGCAGAAGCTAAAGGTTCGGATCAAGTGTGACAAAGGGTGTGTCTGGTGTGAGAAGGAGAAAAATCATGAGTGACGACTGGAAAGAGCAAAAGAAAAGGCAAAAAGCTATCTTCACAGCACAACAGAATCTGCCATATGGCGTAAAAGTAAGAAGGGCGGAGTTTAGAGCAAGAGAGTTTATACAGGAACTTGATCGCAGAGGAATGAATGCACATGTAAGTGTAGGCGGTTTGGATAGCATTGTGCTTTTGATGTTTTTAAGAAGTAGGGGGATCAATGTACCTGCAGTGTCAGTATCATCCCTAGAAGATAAAAGCATTATCAAAGTACATAAGCAGCTTGGAGTAATATCATTGCGACCAGGAAAACCAAAGACGGAAATCTTACAGGAGTTTGGATTTCCAGTGATTAGCAAGAAGATTGCAGGACGAATTGACACGTTACAGAATCCAACAGATCGCAATAAGACGGTCAGGCACGCGATCATAACTGGAGAATGTGGAGCACAAGGACATTTTGCAAAGAATAGCCGGATGAAGCTACCGAGGAAGTGGTTGCAGCTGTTCGCAGGATACGAAAACGAGAATGAGGGTGTGAATTATCAGATCGCACCCTTCAAAGTAAGTAATAAGTGTTGTTTATACATGAAAGAAAAGCCATGTGAGATATACGCAAAAGAAAACAACAGTGCGCCGTTCCTGGGTCTCATGGCAAGCGAAGGTGGACAGAGAGAAGAAGCATTAGTGGAGCATGGTTGCAATTATTTTGGAAAGTCAGTAATCCGATCAGCGCCATT